TAGAGAAAGATACTTGGGAATTGAGGGAGAGCTTAAGACTATTAAGGAGCAATACACCAAGTCAAAGAAAGGCAACATTGAATTACTAGAGAGGCTTAAAGAACATAAGGATTTAAACGGTACTATAAAAGAGTTAAGAAACCAGATCGAACTATCGGATAAAAGATTAAGGAAGGAAGATAGATAAACATTGCGTATCTTTGATTTGTAACACATGAAATAAATTAGTAGTAATGGCAAAGAATAAGCTAGGTAGACCACCAATGTATGATGACCCTCAAGAGCTCTTCGATGTAATAGAAGAGTACTTTGACGGGGTATCAGATACAGAGAAGTTAACCATTACAGGACTAGTGCTACATTGTGGTTTTTGTGACAGGCAATCGTTCTATGAATACGAAGAAAAGCCAGATTTTACTTACACTATAAAAAGGGCAAGGCTAAGAATCGAGAATAGTTATGAGTTTCATCTATTCGAAAAGACATACCCAGGCGCTATCTTTGCGCTCAAAAACTTTGGGTGGACTGACAAAAAAGAGTTAGAACATTCAGGCAAAGGGGGTAGGCCAATGGAGCATAAAGTTACCTTTGAAGATTATAGCGAGGATGATAGTAAGGAGTAAGGTTAATAAATGCTTTGCTCAAGTGTTTCATACAGATGCACGCTACATACTTCTTTGGGGTGGTCGTGGTCGTGGAGGCTCTTACTTTGGCACTGACTACTTTTTACATAAGCTCACTCACCCTTCTTACTTCAGGGGGTATTTCATGAGGGCTATATCAGGGGACATTAGACAGTCGTTGTTTCAGGAGTTTTTAGATAGGATTGAAGAAAATGATTCATTTGAAGAGGATGATTTTGATATTGAGAAAAACAAAATGCTTGTTCGATATCCTACAAATGGGAATATAATAGAATCTAAGGGGTTTAAAAAAGCTCAGTCAAGCCAAACGGCTAAGATGAAATCTATTGCAGGGGCCACCCATGTAATCATTGAGGAAGCAGAAGAAACAGGGGAAGAAGAGTTTAGGCAACTAGATGATTCATTAAGAACAAATAAGTCAAACATTCAAATCATTCTTATATTTAACCCCCCCCATAAAAATCATTGGATAATGAAACGATGGTTTAACTTAGTTGAAAGCGTTGATTTTAAGGGCTACTATTCAGCTATTCCCAAATCAGATAAGAACCTATTAGCAATACATACCACATATACGGACAACGTTAAGAACCTTAATGAGTCTAGTGTTTACAATTATTCAGTAACTTACAGGAATGAGTACATTGAGACTGGTAATGAATACTATCCAATCAATGTTAAAGGCTTAGTCAGTGAGGGCAAGATTGGCAGGGTGTTTCATGGTTGTGAGTGGAAGCCTATAACAATAATGCCGAATGCTTATGATAGTAGCTATTGCTTAGACTTTGGCTTTGGGGGGGATCCGTTGGCGTTAGTTGAAAAGAAAGCGCATAACAATAAACGATTTTATAGGGAATTGATTTATGAAACCGGATTAACTAACCCAGCGCTTTCCGAAAAGTTAAAAGCGTTTGGATTAACAAAAGCAGATTTAATAATAGCAGACAGTGCTGAGCCTAAGAGTATTGCAGAACTTAGAGAATTAGGCTGGAATGTAGTATCAGCAGTTAAAGGGCCAGGCAGTGTTAGTGCTGGCATTAATACCTTAAGGAGTTTAGACATTCATATAATGGAAGACTCAACAAACATTTGGAAAGAATACGAGGATTATGTTTGGATGCTTGACAAAGATAAGAGACCAACCAATAAAGCAAAAGATAAAGATAATCATGCGATTGACGCAATGAGGTACGGAGAAACAAAAACAAACAGATTTAAAATATGAAAAAAATTAAAGCATTTATGAAAAACGTATTTATAGCAGCCCTCCTATTGATTGGGAGCGTTGTTGGTGTTGGAGTATTAACATTAGTAGCTAGGTTGTACTTTGAGATAATTAAATTCTGTTGGATTTGATACCATTAATAATAAACAAAAAGAAGTACTCAGCTCCTTCATGTAAGGAAGAGTTAACAGTAGCTAAGTACCAGGAGATAGTAACAGACTGGGATCAGGAGGATATCATTAAACTATTCTCGATCCTAGTAGGCTGTGATTATATCCCCCTTAAAGATAGTGAAGACTTTGACCTTCAAAATACTATCTATGTGGTCGTTGACTTCATATACAGATCAGATTTTACATTCGATGAGATAGAAAAACCCGTCAATATAAAGATCAAGGATAAGATACTAACCATACCAACCAATTTAAAATCATTAACTTTAGAGCAATCCATACACGTTAGGCAAAAAATTGAAAGAGCTAACGAGGGATCGGGTAAGATAGGGGAATGCATTAGTTTTGCAACAGCTATCTACTTACAGCCTTTATTTGATGGGGGTAAGTTTGATAAAGACAGGGTGGATGCTCTTGAAAAAGAGATATTAAAGATGTCAATAGTTGATATCTATCCAATAGGTTTTTTTTTCTTGAAAAAGTATGCGAGATATGGGAGCAGGCTTACAAGAATCTTGAGCCGGATAAAGATTTGGTGGACCCAATTGCAGATCAAGTCGCTAAAATGGCTAAAGCTGGCAGGTTAACGGGATTCAATGACCTAGCATATATTGATAAATACGCTGCTAGGTTTGGGATTGATCCGGATGAAGTGATAAAGAAGAGCTTTTTAACAGTAATGAACTTCTTATGGATGTGGAAAGAGCAGGAAGAGTTTCAAAAGAGATACGCAAAATACGATAAAATGATAAACGATGCATAGATTAGAACAGGCGTTAATAGATCAGGGGTTTGTACCAAATAGAGAGGACAATTTGTACTCTTCAGTACAGGCTGGCAAAGTAGATAAGAGATACCAATTAGAAGAGTGTGAAGTAATATGGGGGCTATATGAACAAGGATATCCACCAACATTAATATCACCAAGGCCGTTTAATATGTCAAGGCCCGTACTAGATAGATACATTAATGACGTTAAAATAGATGACTTTATGAAATTTATACAAGATGCTTGTAACTGAAATAGAATCAATTGCCGTTGGGTTAGGTCTTAAGTTTAGATATGGCAACCCTGCTGAGATTAATCTAATCCTAGAAGAGCTGCAAACGGCAGAACTACCAGCATTAGTTTATTTTGTGCCTACTCAAGTGAGCGATACTATAGAGCCAAACAACCTAGTTCGGTCAACGTTTCCGTTTATGGGAGCTGTGTTAAATAGGATTAGTGCAGATACAATTGATTATAAGAGTGATGAAGTGCAAACTATAATTGACATTTCAAGAGACTTAGCGAGAAAGTTTGTGTACAACCTTAATGCCGCGGCATTCATTGACAATACCACTGAAGGGATTACAGCCGTTAATTACCCTGCCTTATATGCTGAGTATGACAGTCATTTATTTGGGTGTGCTATTGAGTGTACAATCCCAGTAGTATTAGGATCAACTTACTGTACATGACAATAAAAGAGGCCATATCTAAGTTTCTTAAATCGGTCATAGAAGACATTATTAAGGAGCAATCAGCTAAGGGCATAAGATCAAGCGGTAAGAGTGCCGGATCGCTTAGGAGCGAATCAACGTCTAATGAGGGCAAGGTATACGGGTCAGGTTACTTTAAGCAACAGGAAGTAGGAAGAAGACCAGGAAGGTTCCCACCAGTACAAGACATTGAGGACTGGATAAGGGCTAAGGGAATTACACCAGATGGAATTAGTATTGAATCATTAGCGTTTCTTATAGCTAGAAAGATAGCTAAGAACGGAACAGATATTTTTCAAGGCAAACGAGAGGGGTTGAACCTCAAGGGGATAGTAAATAAAAGAAGAGATAAATTAAGAAGTGACCTGCTTAAAGGCACTAAAGAAATAATTTTAAAGCAAATATAAATGGCAATTGCATTAGCAAGTTCCCCCCAAATTTCAGGGAGTAAGTTTAACGGAGTAGGAGGTAATAACGTGTTTGATTTCAACGTATCAGGAGCGGACATATCAGAGGAGCGGTACAGAATTGAGATAAGAATACGTAACGCAGATGCAAGCGTAGTATTGGCAGGAGCATTTGATTACT